TCGAATGGATTGATAGGGTCTTCATCTTCAAACTGAGGTTGCATTGCCTCCATCAGTTTGTCATGAATCTTTTTACCATACTGGTAGAGAAACACCTTACCTTCGTTCTCAGGATTACCCGAGTCAGATACGACATAGATGTTAGAGACGTAATGCAGACGACGCTTCTGCTCTCGAGCAGTTTGCTTGTCTTCATCCCGACCAGTATTCCACAGCTGCGAGTTTAATTCGCCTACAGGGTCTTTCTGCCCGATAGAGGTAAGTGATTTTTCAATATACCACATACCTGTAGTCTTGCCTTTAAAACCGTGATCCCAATAACGGACCCAAGGAAGTTCTTCACCTTCTGATGCAGGAAGGAAACGAATAACAGCATAACCGTTACCTGCCTTATCAACAGTAGGTTTCCAGATGCGTTCATCTGGACCATTCCGAACATCAGCAGACTCGTTGAGTTTTGCTGCTGCGTTTACGAGTTTGTCAATGGAAGAACCACGGGACTTTTTAAGATTTGCAAGAGACATATTTTTGTATTCCTTTGTATTACTGAAGTATTAAGATTTGTATTCTACTATATTGTTTGTGTATTGTCAATCATTTTTTTCAAAGGTGATTGAACCTTCTTCAACCTCCATACTAGATGGAGTTTCTACGGATAGGATTTCCTTTAAACTGAGTCCAGGAATCGCACCGTCTTGTTCTACATATTCATAATTATTTGTCTGGGCAGACACACTCTCCGATTCCGGGTAAGGTACCTTCTGATAGCTTCCCTTCATCGGTTTCCATTTCCACGGCATCATGTTGTTCCTCTTCAATAGGTGTAATTTCTTCTACCGACACTTCTGGCTCAGGCATTGGCTCTGGCACCGGTTCGATAACTTCTTCTGTATCTCGTTTTGGTGTACCTAAGAAATTATCTTTGTAAATGTAACTACATGCACCAATGCCTAGAATAACCAGCACAAATGGAATATACATTCCGATTAGTTTTAACATAAATTTCCCCATTCGTTCCTCACAATGGTAGTGTATTGATTCTCTCAAGGAAATTTAAGTTGCGTGCTTCTGCTTCAATTTTATCCTTGATAGATGTATTTATGAGGTTGCTTATCCTTTCAGGTTCAATTGAATTATCTACCATAATATCTGTGACAGCATCCAAATAAGATTGCTTTTTAGTAAATACATATGTTTCTACCATATCACAAAATCGTTTTTTAGTTAGAATTTTATCTTCAATATTCATTATTCTTATAACTCACAAACTCTTGATACGCCTCATTGCCAGACAGAATCTCATCGATGTCATGTGAATGTGCATATTCCAAGTCATAGGCAGCGATTTTATTCATACGCTTTTTTGCACGATACTGAGTGTCAAAGTGCTTTTTACGGAGTTTATTTTTCAGAGATGCCATATAATATATCCTTTCGTTATTGCACTATTTGTTACTCTACTATATTCTTATGAAGTTGTCAAGCCCTTTTTAAGAAGTGCCACCTTTTAAAGATGATGCAGGAGCATTGTTAACAAAGACAGTTGGGCCCATATATGTGAATCCATTAATAGCCTTTCCAGCAGACCCACCATCTGGACTACCTTGTCCCCATCCACCTCCAACACTTGCTGCTTGTGCTGGAATAGGGGGTGAAGGATTTACATTCCCCGGATTACCCGGAGTTAAGTTATTACCTCCATCTGGGTTATTATCTGTTGCCCGAGCAATAAAAACAACCCCAGTCCCGGCCGGGTTGGGATCTCTATAAGTTCGACCAGCATTACCTCCTCGCCCAATAGGGTTTAATCCAGATATTGGAGAGTGGAATGGAGCACCTTGACCATATCCACCTTCAGCGGTCGCACTTGTCCCCGGGAAGGTGCCGATAGGAGTAGGTTGGGGACCGAGAGTTAAAGTTTCGTCGTCTCCACCTCCACCACCACCAAAAAACTTACCATTTGATCTATTAAAAAACTCGTTTATATTTGGGCCCAAATTTGTTGGTATTGCAATTGCTGGTTGTCCATTACCACCACCACTATTACCTCCCCGACCTAAATGCACACCATCATTATCAATTTTTACCCCACCATCCCAAGTTGTAGGTGTTACTGCTGGACCATTAAATCTTAATGTTCCATTGGCATTTAAATCAGATTGAAAAATAATATCAGAATCAATTAATATTTTTAAAGGAGTGCCCTCTGTCCATCCAACAAATGGATGCTTTGCAGCTGCATCTACATTAATTGCCCCTCTCAAATAGATTTTATTGGCAGGTTGAGGCACAACACCCGGCTGTGGACCAATGTATGCAGTATTGCTAGAAATAGAGGGTCCGGGCACTGCATCGTATGCTCTTGACCCTGATGTGGGGAACTCTCTTAAAAAATCTGCAACATCAAAAGTGATTTCATTCACAGCACCATAAAAGTCGGAGAATTTAATTTCCTCTAATCCAAGAGGATTCAATGAACTGTCTAAAGGAATACTATCATTAGCAGTTGCATCAGGAACAATACCACCTAAACGATAATACTCGCTCAGAGAGTGTGGTCTAAAATCTGCTGGTATGGCATTATCACTGATAAACTCTCGAACAATATCACTATCAAATGATAATGGACCCTCTAGTTTAATTGCCATTCTGTTCTAATTCTTCCACCCGTTTAGTTAATTCTTTTACTGCTTCTACTAGCATGCCAGTCAGATTAGCGTAGTTTACAGTATAGTATCCACTCTTTTCTCGTACAATCTCAGGCACGACTTCTAAGACTTCTTGTGCAATTAAACCAACATTCTTATCTGCTGGTTTCTCATTATATCTGAAATATACACCCTGCAAGTCATTGATCTTTGTTAATGCTTCACCAGAGTTGATTGCTTCAATCTCATGCTTGAGACGACTATCTGAAGAAAAGGTAAGGTTGGCAAATGCCGTGATATCATCATTACAACGTAGTTCACCAAACATTGTCATAACGATATTACCATCACCATCTGAGTCTGCTTGCCCACCTAGATTGAAGGCAAACCCAAACCCGTCAGAGTCTAATGCAGAATCAAGAGTAAATGACATAATACAACCTTAAATGTTAGAGTACACTATATTTATAAGGTATCTAAAGGTTGGTAGTAGTCATAGACACTTTCGGCATAGTGTAAACTATCATCGTACATGTGAATAATTCTATTAATACCATCACATCCCTGAGATGGATATGTCTGGAGCATACCTTGATACTGCTGCATCAGTACACCTATTTTATATGCTTCTACGTCTTGCTGTGTAAGTTCTACACCTTCTTGCTCTGCTGTATAAAGCATAAACGAGTCAAAGATTGCATTGAATGACAAGACTCGTTCCTTATTGGTTTCACCACACTTTAAAACTTCTGCTGCAATTAAGGTTGCCATATCAGCAAACTCTGTAATCATGTCTGCCTTATTCATTTCTTGACTCTTAGCAACACTAGGAACCAATAAAAAAAGTAATGCTAAGAATCTCAACATGTCATTTTCTCCTAAAGAATTTCATTATAAATCGTTTAATCCTACTTTTTGGTTTAAACTCCTTCATCGCTCTAAGAAGGGTGATGTAAGGCGTTTGTGCTTTCATTATTCGTCATCCATGCCTTTCCATAGCATCTTTAATCCATTGCGGTAATGGGTGTTGCCCTCTTTCAGCAATCACTTGATCCATGTCACCAAGATACTGATACGCCAATCTCCAAAACTCTCCTGCATCATCAGACGCACATTGCTCTACGCCATCAATAATAAGTCTATGTGGTAGTGTCATTATTCATCATCCATTTCTACGGTGGCAGAGTAACATTTATCCCATACCATATATCCAAAACTTACATCATCATCAGAGAAACCTTTCATGCCTTCAAGAACAGACATCCATTTGGCAAACTCGATGATGCTTTCATCATTTACATTTACTTTATATTCATTCCGGTCGTATCCGGTCTTCTTAGCAACAAACCGTACGTATTTCTCGGTGTCGTTTTCTACCGGAGGAGCCCACTTGTAGATTGCTTCGCTTAGAGTGAGTCCAGTGTACAAGCGGTCAAGAAGATCAAACATAGCTGCATATCCCCATTCAGGAGCAGCGAAGGACTCAAACCCAGATTCATTAGTTGTCTCGCCAAAGTAAGTCACCTTTGTCTTGCGGATGTTACCAGGGTTATTGTTACGTGTCGGCAGGTTAGTTGATACGTCAGTATAATCATATTCACCAAAGCTGACATAGTTACAGTCCATTGTATCATCAGCCCATGCTGGACCGAAAAGAAAGGATAAAACCAAAAAACT